AGTTTGTAGGGCATGGGTCTAGACCGATGGTGTGAGTTTAACGAGCAAGCCCGCCATTGGCTTGGAAGGGATTTTCGGCTACGGCGTAATACAGCAGTGTGTTGTTGTTGTAGTTGTCTTCACTACCTGCCGTCCGGACCTTAAATCCATTGCTCAAGAAGTCGCAACGTATGTCGTCAGATGGCTCTGCATTGTTGCTGTTTGCATAGAGTTGGTTAACAATCGGGTTATCAGGATCACGAGCGTTGTCATACAGCTTCCAGCTCGAATTTGCCCCTTCAATAAGACGTACCAGGAGAAATGCGGGCCTAAATCCTAGGTACACAAATGGACCGTTGGCGTTACCATTGCCTTCAAAGCTGCCAATTTTGCTGTAACCAGAAACTGATGTCATGCAATAAGCGATCATATCGTTAGATGACCCATTTGCACTTGAATCTGTGCCAACACTAAAAACAGAATTTGTTGGAACAGTGTTATTCCAATAAGCGGAAGAGCTTTGTTTTTGATTTAATGTATTTAAAGCCAGAAACTGGCTGCTCGACAAAGAAGTATGCCATACAGCCCAGCTAGCCACTGCGCTTCTGTTTTTAACAAGCAACAGCTCTGGAGCAGCATTCAAACCATGACCAATAGTTGCATTAGAGCCTGTGCCAGACCAAGACACGATTGAAAACCCAGCGGTTGGATTTGCTCTGACACTAGAAGTGATGCTGCCGTCAGTGTTGCTGACAGTTGATGATCCGGCGTTCCAATTCCAACTTATGTAGCTACTGCCAACATCATTCACGGCGTTGTTTCCATTAACAGTAAAACCGTCGGAGTTGAATGCCGACAATGTTGAAACAACATCCGTTTCAGCAGCGGTTGAATTACTAAAAATTCTTTTTCCTGCTCCTCTAATTGCATCAAATAAATGATGAGAATTGGTGCCAGAGCGGTCTTTAATCCACACCAAGTCTGGAGCAAAACTGGTTGTTACGTCCTGCGTTGTAGACAGACCATCTCCAGAGTTTCCGTCATATTTAACAGCATCAAACTGAGCCGAACCATCGGGAATCGTCGCGGCAGGCAATGCCGTGGTGTTCAATGCGGCGTAACCACTAGGCATCGGGTACTTGAACCGCATTTGGCCGAAGTTAATTGCAATGCTAGCCGGAGCATTTTTCACGCTAGGAGTCCAAGTTTCATCGTCGTCGTTTAACGCAGTCGAATTGCCGATTGCAACACCGTTCTTGTAAAACTGGATTGCTTGCGTTGCAGAATCAAGATCTAATGCAATACCTAACACATCGCCATTCACCAAAGTAGTTCCGCTGAATGTTTCAATGGCTGAACCAGAATTTCTGTAAATAGCAGATTGACTAGCTTGAGAATAAAACTGAACCTTTTTAGTAAACGTGCCGCTGTCTTGCGTGTCACTTGCTACGCCAACCAAGAAAGTATTGTTGACATTATCAAGAGTGCCAGTGTTAGTCACCTCCCAATACCATTTGCCAGTTGTAACCCCAATAGTTGCAAAGTTATTATTAGTCCCTGTGTAAGCAAGATTTCCGTTTGACAGTGTTCCACCCTGCGACGACAAGGGGTTTAGCGTTGCGTAGTTGCCGCGCTGATAGCCACCCGTCGTGTCCGTTGCGTCCGCATCTGCAGTGACTGCATTTGGTACGTCAACAAGACAATCCTCATCCGACCCAATCTCGTCATCACCGATTGCCCAGAAGATGTAATTACCGCCTGAAGCATTGATGTCTCCGTAAGTTGCCCTTGGCTGAAAACTGCTTTCATCAAAATCCGCCCAATTTTGGCCTGGCTGATATTCAGCGTCAGCCACCTCTGCATAAATAGATTTAACACGAGGGTTAACAGGGTTTCTTTCACTGTCTAACATGACCCAGCTTCCATCACCGTCTGTTCGCTTGACCATCACAAATCTGGGCTTAAAGCCGGTCACAACTACAGGGCCATCGCCCGAGCCATTGCCGGTGTACGAACCAATCCGCTGGTAGCCGGGGACATCTGAGAAGCAGTAAGCAATATATTCACTGTTGTCGTCAAAAAACGTAGACAACGTAAATACAGAACTTGTAGGTGATGTGTTGTTCCACCAGCCAGTGCTTGTACTAGACCCACTGTTTTGATTAAGATTTATTCCTTTCGTGTTGCCTAATGCGCTGTGAAAAACGCCCCAGTTTGACGTTATTTCCCTAGGACGCACAATTATCAGCGATGGCGCAGTATTCAAGCCGTGACCAACGGTGTACTGACCCGTCGTTCCATCGTAATCCCAAGAAACAATGCTAAAACCATACGCAGCATTTGCAGATACCGATGAAGTGATGCTGCCGTCAGTGTTAGAAACTGCCGTGCCACCTGCCTTCCAGCACCAAGCAACGTAGTCAATGTTGTTTTTATTAGTTTCTTGCCTATTGGCGTAAGCAACAGTAAATCCGTCAGAGTCAAATGACGTAAAGTCCCCAACAGTAGCCTCAGCTTCCGTTTGGTTGGAGAATAAAACTTTAGTATTGCCACGCACGCTGTCGTACAGAGCATGGTTAATAGTTTCATCTCTATTTTTGATCCATACAAAATCCGGCTGGAAATCTAGACCCTGGCCGTTGCCGTCGAGCAAAGGAGACCCATCCACTTCAATAAGGTGAATTTCAAGCGCATTTCCATTGGCTACTTCACAGCGCAACGAGTTCATCGTGCCAGTAAAGTTCAGCGTTTGATATCCCGTATTAGGGTGAGAAACCCCGCTTGAAGATACAGTATTGCCATTGACTTTCCACACCATTCCGTTACGGAATGCAGCGTAAACTCTTAATGTTGACGATACAGTAATTCCTGAAGCAAAAGCGATATTGACAAACTTGCCGCTAGTGCCATTTACTACGCCAAAATCTGTAGACGTAGAGCCGTCAAACATTGCTGAAATTTGACCCGTTGTGTATGTCGTGTCCGGCGCCCCGTCATAAGTGATAGTCGCTGTGCCTGAAAAATCTGCTCCGCCACCAATCTTTTGCGATGTACCGTTGCCGGTGTAGGTCACCACATCGAACTGCGATTTGCTGGTGGTCAGACCTTCATTGGTGACAATGTTGTTTACGTCCCAGTTGTTTCCTGGCCGATCCGCAAATGCGATATAAACATAATTGCCACCACTAGCATTTGTGCCATCGCTTGTAGATTTTGGCTGGAATCCATCATCCAAGAAGTCAACAGCGTTGCCTGAATGAGTGCTTTCAGCGTTAGTTAAGTTGGGAAACAAGCGTGCAACGTTTGGATTAACAGAGTCACGCTCGCTGTCATACAAAGCCCAGTTGTCAGTAGTGCCGGAATCAGTGCGCTTCACCAGCAGCCATCTGACTTTGAATCCAGTTGTAATTACAGGGCCTGTTGAAGATCCGTTGCCGGTGTAGCTCGAAATTTTGGAATAGCCAGATACCTCGCTCCAGATGTAAGCCACATAGTCTTCACCATTGCCAAATCCATTGCCGACGCTAAACAGAGATGTTGTAGGTACGGTATCGTTCCAGATTGATGATGCTGTTCCAGCTGCAGCATTACTATCAAGCCTTATGTTTTTAGTTGCCCCAAGTGAAGCGTGGTAGCAATACCAGCCAGTTGTGCCGTTTGTCTGCTTGGTAATAATAAATTTAGGGGTTTGATTTGTTAAACCATGGCCGATTGTGCCCGCAGAACCTGTCGTTGAATAGGTTGCGATACTGAAGCCATAATCAGTGTTTGCGGAGACTTGTGAAGTGATCGTTCCAGCGGTGTTAGCAACAGCAGGCCCGCCAGCTCGCCATGCCCAAGCAACAATGCTATTGCCAGAGCCATTTGAATTGGAATTACTGCCAACAGTAAAACCGTCAGGATTAAAACTTAGAAGATTATTGGTATCAGATTGGTCGGCATTGGTCGTGTTGCTATGCAGCATCACGCCTATGCCACGAACACTATCAACCAGTCGATGATTAGACGATATAGAACGGTTCTTGAGCCAAATCAGTCCAGGCTCAAAATTCAAACCGCCAACATTTAAATTACTGCCCGTACCAGTCCAAGTAACAACATCCATCCCTTTCTTGGGATCAGGATCGGGTGTTGTTGGTGCGGAATCAAAACCCAGCGCCTCGTTCGTTGAACTATCGCTGAAGTTCAGGTGAAAGCCGTTAGTACCGTATGTTCCTTCGTATTCTTTCGGCACCCAAACGCCGTCGCTGCTGCGCGTTTCACCAAAGTCAGTCGGCGCAAGCGCCTGACCATCAACAAACTGAATGTCGGCCATCAGGCCGTCAAAATACTGAGAAGGTCCTTGCGAATAGAGACCTATTGAGTGTTCATACGCTCCATTTACAGCATGATTTGTATTCTGTGCTGGCGAAGCATCAGTTGAAAAATCAGTAATTTGGGCGCCATTTACATAGAATTTAATTCTGTCACTGCCGGTGGACTCTGTAACGTCAAAAGCTACGACTAGGTGAAAAAATGCGCTCGGATCTCTAAAAACTTGAGATGTAACTTTCCAGACTGTGCCCCAACCAGTAATGAGAAGCTGGTCAGACGTATTAAAACCCATCAGGGTATATCCAGTGTCAGTCTGGCTTGTATAAGCGTCAAACAATCGCGCATTAGTTCCAAATTTTGTGCGTTTAATCCACGCACTCCAAGTCCAAGTCTGTTGATTGCCTGCTGTCGAAAAATTCTTGGTTAAATACGCGCTGTCATCGCTGTTAAACCTCAGCGACTTGGGGATAACGTACCCAGCATCAGCTGCTGCTGCAGTAGTAGCCAACAGCAGAGGAGAACCAGACCCAGGGATGCTCATGAGACGTTCAGCAGCGAGGTGACCGTAATACGGGTCGAGCTTTCTACATAGTAGGCAAGAACATCAACTGCACTAGCCGTACCAGTCAAACTCGGTGCATTAGAACTGCCGCCAGCGAATTTGTAAATCGTGTTAAACGCAAGCGTTCTAGAGCCTGTGCCGTCCTGCGTGACCACGATTACACCAGACTGGCCTGCGGTTGCATTTGTGGGAGCACCAAGAGTGCGATTGCCTGCAAGCGTTACTGTGAAGTTATTGCCCAGACTTAAATCAACAGCAATCGTTGCTGCATCCGTTAAAGCAACAGGCGTTCCACGCTGTGCTTTCGTAAAGCTTTGAACAACGCCAAGGCCAGCAACAGTTGTCGTTGCATCAGGCAGCGTGATCGTGCGATCAGCCGTTGGGTCGGTAACGGTCAGCGTTGTTTCGTTGGCATCAGCAGTAGAGCCCTCGAAAATAATGCTGCCGTTGAACGTAGCGTTGCCAACAAACGTTGAAGTTGAGTCAAACGTCGCAACACCCGTAACGTCCAGCGTTCCGGGAACATCAACATTGCTGGTGAACTCAACGTCCGTTCCTGCAGAATCAGTCTGCAGCAGTTGACGTGCAGTACCGTTCGCAAGCTTGCTGACTGCAATCTCAGCACTTGCGCTGATGTCTGCGTTGGCAATCGTGCCATCAGCAATCATCGCGCTGGTAACACTGCCCGTATCACCAGTCGTTACAACCGTTCCAGTGACATCTGGAATCGTGATGGTGCGGTCAGCAGTTGGATCTGTGACTGTGATTGTGGTCTCGTTGCCATCATCTGTTGAGCCTTCAAACGCCAATACAGCGTTTTGACCCAGCAGTACCGTTCCAGTGAACGTAGGGCTTGCAGATCCAGGCTTTTCGGTATCAAGCTCTTGCAGTGCAGCTTGCACGTCCGTGCTGCTGATGTTGCCCGTAGCAACCACAGAAATGTTGGCTGCAGTTTGACCAGCAATAGCGTTTGAAACGTCAATCAGCTGGAAAGTTGATCCCGTACCAAGAGAGATCAACATGTCAGGCGGTGCCAAAGCAACCGCAGGTGCATTGCCTGAACCTGTTCCAGACGTGTCAACAACGACGTAGTAGTTCAGGTTGCCGACTGCAGGTGCAGGAAGTGCCGCTCCATTCGTAAAACCAGCAGCAGAACCAGCAGTCGTAACGCTGCTAAGCAGGTTGGTGTTGGCGTTATACGTTCCAGCGTTGACGAGGTTTCCGCTGATAACCGTGATCGGCAGGAAAGATGTGCCCGTATAGATGTAAAGGTCTTCGTTTTTCTCGTCGAAGAAGAATTGACCCTTGAAGTCACCATCAGGGAAGGTGACGACGTTATCGGTAGCGCCAGCACCGCCAAACTTGGTTGTTGACTGGTCAGCAAGTTTTGCAGCTGTAATTGCATCCGTACCAATCAGTGCAGTACCGAATGAACCAGACGTAATCTTGCTAGCTGGCAATGCCGGAACATCGCTTTCTGCAAGTGTCGTGCCGGCACTAACGTGGCCCTGGGCGTCAACAGTGACTTTGGTGTAAGTGCCAGTTGCAACTGTGTTGCTGTGGTTCAGATTGCCCGAACCATCAACCGCAAGACCTGTTCCAGGAATAACAGCACCCTTTGCACTGCTAGTAGCAGCAGGCATGTCAGCACTGGTGATGGCACGACCACCAGTAATCAAACCCTTTGCGTCGTAAGTGACGACGTGATGAGTTGAGCTAGCGGTTACATCGTTATTGATCTCAATAGTGTTGGAGTCCATGCGGAGTCCTTCACCGTTGACAATCACACCGCCTTTGGCGCTGCTAGTCGCAACAGGAATATCGCTGCCATCAATCGTCCGATAAGCAACCGCACCACCAGCACTGGTTGGGCCAGCAAGAAATTGATTGGCTGCAGACGTGTCATTAATAACTGCTGCAATCGTGACACTGCTACCGCTTGTCGTTGCAGTGATGTCAACGATGCCAACAGTGCTGCCGCTAACGCTGTTGATTGAACCAGCAGCCTTCAGGCTTTGCCATGCACTGCCGTCCCAGCAGTACAGGTTGTTGTCGTCAGTGTCTAAAGCAAGTTGACCTGTGAACGCTCCAGAGGCTGGCAACGTTGTAACGAGGTCAACCGTTGATTCGTTTGCAAGCTTGGCTGCTGTGACCGCATCATCTGCAATCTTGGCAGTCGTAATCCCAGAGTCAGCAATGTCTGCGGTGGCAATACCACCTGCAGCAAACAGAATCTTTGCGCCAGGGATGGTGTCGTCACTGATTAACGTCACCCCGTTAGCAACCAGGTCACCAACGGTTAGCTTCTTAGTCTCACTTGCGCTGCTATCGACTACAGCTACCAAGTCGGCAGATGCAAGGTTCGACCCAGACAGGGCTGAAAGCTCTGAGATCTTGAGATCAGCCATTGGTGGTCAGCTCCCTGGGTTACTGGTCAGTCTCTAACAGCAGTTTAGCTGCTGCATCTTGGTCCAAACGAAGCACTGAACCGTCTTCCTGGACAATATCGTCTGGGGTTTCAAGATTCATGCGAATCTCAATCGTCCCAGTTGTAACGAAGTCAGCTGTGATTTGCACCGTGTTGTCGGGCGCAAACTGCACTGCAGCTGCAGTAATAACGCCATTGACTTGATACCAAAGCTCATCGTCAGATCTTGCTGCTACACCACTGGGGTTATGGCCATCAGTCTTGATGTAAAACCTGCCTTTGAAGTTGCTGCCAACCCTTGTCCTAAGCGCAAGCTCCAGCATGTAATGCGGCAGTTCATTGGCTGTATCGCCCGTGTACTCCCAAAACGCACTCATCCTTCCCGATCCAGAAATCAACGTGTTGACCCTGGTGCGAAACTCGTCGGACAACGAAGTGGTATCTACAGTCTCACGCTCAGTGTTGACCTCAAAGCTGTTGACCTGTGCCAGCAACCTTGGAATTGCGTTCTCAACCGTTACTTCAATAGGTATGGCATTGCCTGGCGCAGCAAGCGTTGTAGCGTTGCTTGACCCACCGTTTACGGCATGAGCAAAGCTGTCGTAAAGCCTGATGCCGTCTATCTCATCGACGTAAATAAACTTTTTTACGCTTGAATCTGTGTAGCTGTCGATAAAGTCAAGAGCAGTGCCATCAGTGCTAGTAATTTCTATCTGATCGCCAGTAAGCAGCTGGCCATGGTCAAAGTCAAAACTAAAACGCTTTTTAGTTACGTTTACGTCACCAGTGTTGATCGTTGAAAACAACGAACCACCGTTGAACTCACGTTGCAGCTCAATTTTGCCGTGCGTTCCAAGATATACGCTCATGAGATCGAAACCGTAGACAATGCACCAGTGCCCTGGAATGCAATCTCAGCACGAACAATGTCACCTGTTGACGCTCCAATCGAAGCACTGGTGATATAAGCAGTCAACTTGATGTCATTGTTATCCGTTCCATCAACCCAACGGAATGTCAGCTCAACTGTGTCGCTACTGCTAACGCCATCAGTGCCTGTCTTGTAAAGCTTGTTAAGCAGGTTGGTGGTGTTAAAAGTGCCGTCGTCTTCTTTGTAATACAACAAGGTGGCGCTGCCGCTATAGCCAGACACACCAGGCGAATAGCTGCGAATATGGTCGTTCAGCGTTGTCGTCTCAAGCGTTTCTAAGTTTGATGACAGCTGGAAGTTGACGACCTTGGCAAGGGTCGTTCCAGCAAGCTGCATTACGCCATCTCTGCCGGTGTAAACCTTTGCCATCAGAGCACACCAATTAAGTTGATCGTAACAGTGCTAACCCCAGGCCGCACCTGGACTACTTGCGGTGGACTCTCGTATCTGTACTTGGCTTGTGTGCCAGAGGTTGATGCTGTTGCAGTAGCCGCAGGCGTGTTTGCCTGACCACCCATCCCAGAGTGATTTGTGCAGTAGTAATACAACGTTGGAGCGTCAGTAGCCACCTTGATTCGTGTGTAAGCCCCAGCAGACCCAGGCGTTCCAAATGTCGTCACGCCAGTTGTGTACTCCGTTCCACCGCCATGTGTGCCGTTACTGGTCGTTGAAAAACGCAGTGGGTGGCCAGAGTTTGACGAATCAGACTGATCAAACAAATAAACCGTGCCTTCTGTCAGCTCCAACGTCTCAGCATTGCTGCTGCCACCGTTGAACCGATATTTGTTGCCACCGCTATCTACAACAGTGACCGTATAAGTCACAGTCTGAACTTCAGTAGCTTCCGGCCTCAACGCATCAGTGTTAGATGACCAGCCAGCAAGAGCATTGTCAGGCAACACAAAAGTGTTGAACGTACCCTTTACCTCGTCGTAGTGATCGAGAAAAAGTTCTGCTGATGCGTCTCCAATGTTGGTATAAGACAGACTCAGCTTGGGCTCAGTACGCTCACTGCCATACAAAATCCGCACCTCCTGCCCGCTCTGTGACTTAAAAGTCTTGATCGGATAGTCGCCAGGCGAGTAGCTACGACTGGTGGGCTGTAACGCTGTAGGGAAAGCCATCAGTCAGAACGCTGTGGATACACCTCAAAGAGGTCGCTACGCACTACTTGCTGTGCAAGCAGGCTTCGCTCGTCATCATCACAACGATACTCGGACGCAACAATGTCCACCGTGCCCTCTTGCGAGAACGTCAGCTGCTCCACCATGTAAATGTTCTGCGAGTCTTGCCGCTTCAAAATCGTGAAGACGCTGCTATGGAAGTTGCTGTCAGGCACCGTTCCATTAACCACAGTCATCACACCTTCTTGAACCTCTTGCTCAGAAGCTGACTTGTAATACGAAACGTCGTACTGGCCATCAGCCAAGTCGCTAACGGAAGTCACTGCGCCTGTAGAGCTAATCGTTCCGTTATTAGCAACGCTGTACGGGCTAGAGGTTGTGGTCACTTTGATGAAGTCGCCCGCTCCAAGGTTCAAGCCATGCACGGTCGTTGAGAACTTGACCGTATGCGTAATCAGCTTGCGAAGCAGCAGGAAGTAACGGGCAACTAGCTGAGCGTGCTCACTGCTGGTGCAGAACTGCGTCAGGTCAAAAGTCTCAATCGGTAAATCCTCTTGACCCTTAAGTCGAACGTCGATTGAACGCTCTTCAGGCAGCTTGTTTTGACGCTCTTTGCGGTAACGCACCACTGCCTTAAACGGCTGGCGCTCCTCTGCCGCTAAATACTCCAGCTGGAACGTGTCTTCCAGGATGTTGCCGTCAGTAAACAGCTGTTTGATCGGCACCGCACCAGTGGAAATGGTGCCGTCAGAATTAACTGGGACAGCAGGTTTGATGCTGAACTTGCCGTTGCTAATCAGGAAGTTGCACAAAAAGTTAGGCGCAAGCTGACTGATCAAGCCTCTGATGTTAGAGCGATCAGCAATCGCACCATTGAAGAACAGGTTGTTGGCACGCAAGAATTTAGAAGTCTCCTGCAGGTCAGTAACGTTAAGCAGGCTTGGGTTGTCCTCAGTCATCTTCAACAGATGACCCGCTCCAGCAACCTGGTCAGTCAGCAAGAAATGGACAAGATCCGTAAACAGGTTGCTTGGCCCATCTTCTTGGTTGTAGGTGGCGCTAGAGCTGTCAGACTCGTAGGTTGTTTTGTCAGGGTGAAGTCGCTTGACGTGAATACCTTTTGACAGCCACACACGCAGCTGATCAAGCTGGTTGAAATTACGGCTTGCTTTGATGACCAAACCAGCTGTGGTCATGTGGTCATAGTCAGGCACTCCATCATTCCTAGAAATCTCGTTGACATAAACGATCTGATGCTCAGGTCCGTTTTGATTAGATTTCTCTACATAGTCTCGATAAAAGCTGATGTCAGCTGTTTGGCTTTGGCCTTCAAAAACTCGTTCTGCAGTTTGAACGACAGGTGTCGCGGCAGTCGTTTCTGCTAGCTCTTTAACTTGCCAACGCTGTCCAACGTCCCGTCCCCTTGTAAAAGGATTCTCGCCATCATGTGAAGGCAGGTCATCAACAGTCTCATCAAGGCTGAACCCAGTGCTTGTATGCACTGAGTCAACGTCAATCTTCTTTAACGCCCATCCCTTGGTCTCAGCAGACCAATGGTCTCCAAGAGATACGACTTCTGCTTGCAAGTTGAGAACTAAGTTTTTAGAGCCAGAAGTGATTGTCCTGTTTACAGTCTCCGTTTCACCGATATTGCGAGAATTGGCATGACCAAAGACTTCGTAGTAATACCCCTGAGTACGACCTTGGAACCCTTCAAACCTCTGCACTTCTGTGATGCGAAACTTGAAGCCCGAGAAGGTCATTACATCAGACCCGCTTCTCGTAAACGGGTTGCTCGATGGGTAATTAGAAGAATCGCCACCTTCAACGTTCGTTCCGCCCTGCCCTCTCTTGACAGTGACAACTTCGTTTACAGAGAAGTTGCCTGAGCTTTTGACAATGCTGCGGTCTCTAATCGCCCAAGCTTTTGTAGTTGCATTCTGAGCTGCTGTTCTAGCGTGGTGATTGTCAGGAAGATCGATCTTTTCAAACCTGTACCGGAACTGAATCCAACGATCTGTTCCAAAATACTCCTTGAACAAAACTTCAATCTCGTTCTGCCCAAAGTTCTCTGGCTTGCCTGAGTCTCCATAAATATCAGTCATGATGTCGTAGGAGAACGCGCCATCCTTGCCGCCTGTAGCAAACTCTCCGCCTGAGTTGACTACACGAAAGTTATCTCCTCCATCCAACTCTCCATTTACTGCTCTGTTCTCAGCAGGCAACGCATCTGAAGGCAAAGACTCAAGCGCAGTAACAACGCTTGGTTTTGTCCCAATGCTCGTCGTGCCGCCACTTTCAGTTCCTTTTGTCGAAAACTCTTTGTTACGCTTTAGCTTGGAAAGCTTGATTGCAGCAGGTTGAGTGTTTCTATCTTTACCTGCAGCTGTAATGACAAAGCGTCCATACTTAGTTGTATCAACTTGGCGAGTCACCGTTGAAAACTGTGCAGTAGCAGCTGCCGTCAACTGAATAACATCAGTCGAATCATCTAGTTCTCGAAGCTCTGCTCCTGGGACAGGCACAAATTTGAATTCATACTCGCTTGGATCTCGCTCAACGGGATGCTGGAATCGAATGAAGCTGTACTGATCAACAGGCTTTGAACCTGTCACTGCAAACAAAGGGGCTAAACGGTCGTACTCAAACTCCGCGCCACTGGGGTCAACGCCTGCACGTCGTACAAACACAGCAAAACAAGAAGTCCTTTCGATCGTTGAGTTGATTACACCACCAGCAATCTGAACCCTGTCCTGGTCAAGCTGTTGCAACCTCTCTGGAGAAGGGAAAACCGTAAAATTAGACAGGCCGTTTAACGTTTGAAAAACTCGACTTTTGATCCCAATCTCAGTTACATCCGCTGGCCGGTTGTTCCGCACCACTGCTTTTGTGTATTTGGTAAGCGGAAAAAATCCTGCACCAATTCCACTGCCGTCAGATACATATCCGTCAACAGGGGCAACAACTTTAACTGGATGAACTAAACCAATTTTTTTAGTCTCTGACTCGCTGGTGTCAATGCACTTAAGAGTGATGGTTTGGTTTTCAGTGCCATCATCGGTAACATCAAACTTTGGCACGCTGCGAGCAATAACTTGCCATACCGTTCCAGCAATTGAAAATAGCTCACCAAGCTGCAGCTCGTCATCTGCTGCGCGTTGCATTGACTTAACTTGATTGTTAATGTCGTCAACGTCTACGCCTCTCTCATCATCAGATCGACGATAAAAATCTTCTGGAATTTGAGAGTCATGAATCAAAAATTCAATTTGATCTCCAACAGAAACAGTTTCTTCTTTTCTCAAATCGTCATTCGTGATACCAGTGCCGTTTAACGACACAATGCCCATGCGTGGGCTGTAGTTTCGTCCGTTTAGATCTTGATCAAGAATGCCAGCATTTCGACGTGCGTTTTCAAGATCCTCATTGCCATCACTAAAGTATTTACCCATTCTCATGTCACGCGCTGTACGCAAATACCTTCCCTCTTTGTTGGCGTCGTCAACGCTGCCTCCAATCAAACGCTTGCGGTCGCCATCACCAGCAATCTTGATTCTTTGAATTGTTGGGTTGATCTCGCCTGAATTACTCGTTCCCCGTGGAATTGAAACAGGCGTAAAGTTCAACCTGTAGTTTGTGCCATTAGCAATCGCTGCATACGCTCCAAACTCAACGTTGTTTGCAGGGCTGTACGCATGGCAAAAACCTTCGTCACTATCAACAGTTGTTGGACACAAGAAAACATCAGTCTCAGGTGTAGGGTCTCCAGCACCTGGCGTACCACTTGTGCCATACGCACGGTTAAAAGCACGAATTCTTTTGTGCCCAGATGCTGTGGTATTGCGTTTCCAGTAAAAAGCAAACGTATCTGCAAAGATTGCATCAAGGGCGTTGTTGCCCAAGAAAATGCCTGTCAAATCAGGCAACGCAATGCCATCAGCTGCCGCTCCATCAGCACGCCCTTGCTCACCTACAACAAACATCAGCTTGGCCGCTTGTTGCGTTCCAAGGCTAAACATGCGTGACCACACCAGCTTTGGCGTGACAAGCATTCCGCCTACGTTTTGGTCATACAGGCCAAAGACGATTGGAATTGGTGCGTTGTAGTCAGCTAGCTCAGCAAGCGTGTCAAAGCCGGTTGAGGCAACAAAACGCCTGCCTTCAGCAATATCTGCTAACTCAAGTTGTCGCTGTGCTTGCGGCTTTTTAGGCTTAGGCATCAGCAACATGCTGACACCTGTTAGCACCAAGCTAATTGCAAGGTTGATAAGAATAATTGTGCCTGTTTTAGGCTCACAAACAATGTCAGGTATTAACTCATACCCTGCAGGCCGTGTCCTGCCCCTACGAATAGCTTCTGAAACAAAATATCTATACTCTTCCTCAGTAATGTTTACGGTTTCAATAAGCTGCTTCTCGAACGGAAGCAGTGGTACGTCGTAAACGCTTGGGCCAAAGACCACTGGACCTTTTGCGTTGGTGGATTGACGTAGAGAACCCCTTTCCGCCATGTGACCGCAAATGTCCACGAATGCTCCGGCAGGAGCAGAATGTCTCCATCATACTCAGCTCTTTTTACTCGAAAACCCCACTGCAGTAAGTCTCGGTAAACCTCTCGACGATTTGCTTTATACCAAGACTGCTTGAACGCAGGGGCTTCAATGCCCATACGCTGCAGCACTTCATAGCAAAGATGGATGCAGTCAATCTCCGCCCCACTGCCATCTGCACCCAGCTGGTACGGCCTACCGATTAGATCACTGCAGTCGTACCGCACTTGTAATCGGCAAGTTGCCCACAAGTTTTTGCGTCAAAGTGCGCCGTGGAATGTCCGTGCCAACGGCATCCAGCACCGTGCTGAGGTTGATTTTCAAAGAACTGTTATCCCACTCACCACTGGTAACTTGCGCAACATACTCGTTTACACGGTTGCTAGTCGTTGCTGTAGACAAACCAGTGTCAGGGTCTGGATCAGGCAAGATCAACATCTCAACCTCCATAACCCAACGGTCGTCAATGGCTGAGACAGCCCATGCACGAGTGGCATCGTTGTTTGGAAAAACAAGCGAGGCCTCTAAGCCATCACCAGTTCTATTGACAGTGACACCAGAAAAACCAAACGGCACAAACTGATAGCTCGCACCGTCGTACTCCATCTGTTTGCCCAGAAAGAAGTTCTGGAATCGAAAGTCAACCGTGCTGTACGGCTTAATCCGAAGCACATGGCCAAACGCTAGTGCCGTCACATTCCAAGCCTCCGACGAGTGCTACCGCTCATTTGTAGACGCTTCAGCGTATTCTGCTCGCCACGTTGAGCACCTTGTGCAGCAGCCTGTTGCAGGCCCTGCTGGAACTGATCATTGGTTACATAGTCAATGTTGTTGATGCGCTCAATGCTGTAACGAACGTCAATTGGTGCGGCAACTGCTGTTCCGCCAGCTTCGCCTGACGTTCCAGCGCTACCTGCATCCGGGATAACGGAAGAACCGCGAGCACCACGCGAGTAACGCGCCATGCTTTCACGCATCTTGCTTTCGGGAATGACATATTCAGGCTCTCCGCCTTCGCCAATAAGTGCAGTTGTTGGGTTGCCAACATAAGCTCCAGCAGCTGCCGTCCTCATGCCACCAACCATAATTTGGTCGCCTAAACCAAATCCCTGACCAGTTTGAATATCTGGAGCAGGAGCAGATTTGCCTGTGCCCATTCCAGCGAACGCACGAGCAATGCCAATCGAGATATACGTCGCAATCATTTGTGCAGCTTGCTGAGCCAATACATCAGCAACGCTCTTCAGCATGTCTGCAAAGACCTGCTTGACACTCTGCGCTCCGCTGACAAGATTTTGCAGTCCACTTACAAGTGAATTGCCAATCGCATTGCCAATGCCTTGAGACACTTGAACAGCGTGCTGCTCAAGGTCGTTTAAAGTCTCAACTGATTGCTTGATAAATTGATTAAGAGGACTATTTTCTGCAGATATTTGCCGCATCAAGTCACCAACCTGCCCAAGTTGAGACTCGGTCATTCCACCTTCTCTTAGCTCTTGCAGCTCTTTTTCAATACGAAGCCGTTCACGCTCTGCCTCAGTTGTTGCCGTAGCGAGTGCAAGCTGATGCTCCAAGTCTTCAATAGTATCTTCAAATTTTTCCTGCCTTTGACGCTGCAGCTCTCCTAGCTCACGCTCTGTAGTGCGATGAGCAGCTAATTTTTCAGTAGCTTTGCCTATGTTGATAGCATCTTTTTCGCGCTGATCAGTAACACCAACTAAGGCTTTTAATCGGCTAGCTTCAATTTCAGCTATTCGTTGCTCACCTTGCAGTCGAATAACAAGCTCATCATCATTAGCTGCCTCTGCTGCAGCAATTTTGTCTCTAAAACGAGAGATTTCAAGAACTTTTTTACGCTCTTCTTCAAGCTTGCCTAAACGTTTTTGCAGTCGTTCTTCTTTGTTTGATCCCTTGGCTGTAAGTCGTTCTAGCTCTGTTGCCTCAATTGCAGCTCCTTCTGGAATAATTGCAGGAAATTCTTCTTGAAGCTTTTGAATTACTTCAGGAGTTAGCTGTTTAAGGCCAAGAGTTTTACCAGTTCTTGCGCTAACTCTGTTTCCTCGCAGTTCTTTTGAGCGTGCCAAAATTGCTGCGCCCCGCTCAGGACTGCCTGCCTCCGCAATCATTTGGTCAAGCTGACTTTGAGCGGTTAAACCGCCAACAGCTGAATTGATTAACTTAAGCAAAGGCGTAAGCGCTCTTGCCAAAAACGCTTGAACACGAATCAACAAAGTTGAGAATATCTTGCCCATCTTGCTGGCTTCAGTACCAAGATCCTTAAGTGCCTTAAGGCCACTACCGCCAACCTGTTTGGCCATTTCCTGCGTCATCAATGCAGCCGCTTCAGTGACCTGGCCCTCTTCAATCAGCTTCTCAATGCGGAACTGCATCGAGTCAGAGCTAAACAAGCTCTTCTCCGCCATAAACTCAGCCGCACCACCGACACTGGTGAGGGCTTTGCCAGCGTTGACCATGCCTGCGACAAACTGATCAATCTGTTGGCCAATAGCGCTAAACGCAATTTGCGCTCCAAAAGACCCTGTTAAGCCGCCTAAGCCGCCGCCAAGGACCGAACCTGCACCACCGCCAAATAACAGCGGAAAACCAGCACCAAGACCAACTTGTTCCAGTCGTTCCCTTCTGCGCTTTCCACGCCGTGTTGCGCGATTTTGAGAAATATCTTTGGCTGTTTCTTCTAGCTGACCCAAAGCTGTAGCCCAGCTTCGTTTTACCTGAGCGTTTCTTTCTTTAAAAACTCCAGCTGTTTCTTGTAGCTGTCCTAACGCTTTACTCCAAGACCCTTGGACTTGTGCAGCTCGAAGCTCTGTTGCCTTGGCGGCTTGAATCGCTTTGGGAGAACCGGGAATTGCTGTACTTCCTTTAATAGGAAGAGCAGCTCCACCAGTTGGGAAGCTAGGACCAAAAGGAGTCCTAGAAACAGAAGCTCCCGCAAGGGCAATAGGAGATCCAGGAAAATTAAATCCACCTCTAACCGGACTAAATGCTCCACCAGTTGGAAAACTGGGCCCAAACGGAGTTCTAGAGGCCTGCGCACCAGCAAGAAACGCTGGTGATCCTGGGAAATTAAGTCCGCCTCTGATTGGGCTAGTTGCTCCGCCAGCTCTTGCAGCTGCAGCGATTTGGACTGGAGAGCCCATCATCGTGCGCGTTCCACGCACTGGGCTAGATGCAAATCCCTTACGTTGCTCTTTAAGAATGCGCAGTTTTGACTGCTCTAAACGAATACTTTTTTCTAAAACACGAAACTCTTTTTCAGCACTGCCAA